TATGGAAGATAAATTGGATATCTCGGATGAGATTGAAATTGAGATTCAAGACGACACTCCTGTAGAGGATCGTGGACGAGAGAAGCTGCCTGAAGAGATCGTCAAAGAGCTAGAAGCTGACGAACTTGAGGACTACTCGGACAAAGTTAAGACTCGCATGAAACAGATGAAAAAGGTCTGGCATGACGAGCGGCGGGAGAAAGAGCAAGCTGAGAGGGAGCGTCAGGAAGCTCTTATTTTGGCTCAAAAAGTTCTTGAAGAGAACAAGCAACTAAAGGCTAAGGTTTCTGGAACTGAGACTGCTTTGGTATCAAAGTACAAAGAGTCGGCACAACGACAATTTGCTGATGCCAAGCAGGAGTACAAGGAAGCTTTTGAATCTGGTGATTCAGAAAGACTGGTAGAAGCACAACAAAAGATGTCTTCTGCCAAAGATATTTTGGATAAAACAGAAAGATATAAGCCTACCCCTGTACAAGCAGAAGAAATTGTAGTAAATAGTAGTCCAAGCAAGTTGGAATCCAAAACGGCTGCGTGGCAAGAGCGCAATCCTTGGTTTGGAACTGATAAGCTAATGACTGCTTTGGCATTGGGACTGCATGAAGAATTGATCGAAAAACACGGTCAATCTTTTAACAGTACTGATGAATACTGGCGCGAAGTTGACAAAACAATGCGTGACCGGTTTCCAGAACGGTTCAAACGGGATAACCGTACAGAAACACGGCAGACCACAGTGGTCGCCCCAGCAACTCGTAGCATGGCCCCCAAAAAAGTCACGCTAACGAAAACTCAACTTAACATTGTTAAGCGGCTTGGGGTAACGCCTGAACAGTATGCTCGTGAATTTTTGAAACTGGAGTCTTGAAATGAACCGTACACCTCGTGAAATTGAAGATCGTGAACTTTCATCCCGCCCCAAGGCATGGGCACCTCCGGAAGTTTTGCCGGAGCCGGACAAGCAACCGGGATATGCGTACCGTTGGATTCGGGTTTCGACCTTGGGCCAATCGGATCCGCGTAATGTGTCGGCCAAGTTGAGGGAAGGTTGGGAGCCGGTCATGCTTGAAGAGCAGCCCAAGTTTCGACTGTTGTCAGATCCAGCAAGTCGATTTAAGGACAACATTGAGATTGGTGGATTGTTGTTATGTAAGACGCCTCAGGAATTCGTAGATCAGCGTGATGCTTTTTACGCTAAGAAAGCGAAAGATGAGGCAGAAGCAGTTGACAGCACTTTGATGCGCCAGAGTGATCCGAGGATGCCGATGTTTAAAGAGCGGAAATCCACGACTAGCTTTGGCAAAGGTACCTAAATTTTTTATGGAGCTTTAAATGGCTTATCCTACGATTGACGCGCCCTATGGGCTAAAGCCAATCAATTTGATTGGTGGTCAGGTTTTTGCGGGGTCTACCCGTGAAGTCCCGATCCAGTATGGCGAAGCTACGAGCATTTTCTATGGCGATATCGTCAAGATTGCTCAAGGTTTTGCACAACGTTTGTCGGTTTCGACTGGTGGTGGTTCCTCGGGCATGATCGGGGTCTTCCTCGGCTGTTCGTATACCAACCCACAAACCAAGCAAAAGCAGTTTGCTCAATACTGGCCGGGCGGTACGCTGGCTGGTGATGGGGTTGCAATTGTGTGTGACGATCCTGACACCGTTTTCAAAGCGGTTGTTTGTTCGTCGGGCACGACTGTAGCTTCGGGCAGCTACGCGATGGTTGGTCAGAACTACCAGATGATTAACAACACTGGTAGCGTTAACACTGGAAACTCGGCTAACGCCCTGTTGTACTCAGCAACTCTGACTACTTCAACCTTTCCAATTCGCGTTGTTGGTGTTGTTCCTGATACGGCTTCCGCTGTTTCGGCAACGGGTAGTTCGTCTTCGACGACTATCACGCTGACAGGCTCTGGCCTGCCAAGCGCGATTGTTCAGGGTGCTGACGTATCGTATCTTGCATCGAACGGCCAAATTATTCGCACCGGTTCGTTTGTTACCTCGGGCTATGCTGCTGGTACAACGTCAATTGCGATTAACGTTGCTACCACATCGCTTGGTTTGAGTGCAACTACCATTCCTTCGAGTTCAACCATTGTGTTTACTCAGATTCCAGAAATGTTGGTGAAAATCAACTTTGGTATCCATGAGTATTACAACGCTACTGCTATTTAAGGAGTAACTTAAAATGGCTATCTCACGCGCACAGCTATTGAAAGAGCTGCTCCCCGGTTTGAACGCTCTGTTTGGTCTTGAGTACTCCCGCTACGGCGAAGAGCACAAAGAGATCTACGAAACGGAAAGCTCTGAGCGTTCCTTTGAAGAAGAGACCAAGCTGTCTGGTTTCTCTGCTGCACCTGTTAAAAACGAAGGCGCTGCCATCGCTTATGACAATGCACAGGAAGCATGGACTGCTCGCTACAACCACGAAACCATTGCACTTGGTTTTTCGCTGACGGAAGAAGCCATTGAGGACAACCTCTATGACTCTCTTTCGGCTCGTTACACCAAAGCTTTGGCTCGGGGTATGTCGTACACGAAGCAAGTTAAAGGAGCCGGTGTTCTGAACAACGGTTTTAACTCTGCTTTCACTGGCGGCGATGGAGTGGCTCTGTTTAGCACAGCCCATCCACTAGTGTCTGGTGGTACTAACAGCAACCGTCCTTCGACGGGTGTTGATCTGAATGAAACCGCTCTTGAAGCGGCAGTGATTCAGATTGCTGCTTGGACGGATGAGCGGGGTCTGCTGATCGCAGCTAAACCAAAGAAACTGGTTGTTCCACCAGCATTGATGTTCGTTGCAACTCGTCTGCTCGAGACGGAATTGCGTGTCGGTACTACCGATAACGACATCAACGCGATCAAGAACAATGGTTCGATTCCGGGTGGTTACACTATTAACCACTTCCTAACGGACACGAACGCATGGTTCCTGACGACGGATGTGCCCAACGGCATGAAGCACTTTGTTCGTACCCCAATGACTACGGGTATGGATGGAGACTTTGATACTGGCAACGTCCGGTATAAGGCCCGCGAGCGTTATTCGTTTGGTTTTTCTGACCCATTGGGTATTTTCGGTTCGCCCGGATCGACCTGATGTAAAGAAGAGGGGGCCACAAACCCCCTTTTCTTTTTTGTTTGACTGTGTTATAAAGGCACATACCTAGACCACCCGACTTGCTGACTGACTAGGCAGACTTCCCTCAAGAGACAGCAAGTTTTGATTTGAGGACTTTATTATGGGTTTCGCTACTCACCTAGGCCCATGGCTGCTTGGAACGGTTAAAGAAACCACCGGCACCACGGCAGGTACCATTCGCAATCTTGGCGCAACCATTGTTGCCCAGACTGCCACCGTCACAATGTCTGGTAATGCGCTGACTTCCAGTCCGGTTGCTCAGTCTTTGTTTACGCTTCCTGCTGGCGCTAAGATTCTTAGCTTTCAGATTGAGAAGACCGCTACTATTTCTGGTAACTCGGTATCGGCTGTCAATACCACTATTGGTACTTCTGGCACTGCAAATGCGTACATGACCACAATTGACATTGGTCTAACGACGGCGCAGACGGCCCCAACAACGATTGCTGCTGCTCTGGTTTCGTCGGCTACCAATAACATTGGTACGGTTGATATTCCGGTATACGCTACTTTCACAGCAGCCACGGGCAACCCAACGGCTGGCTCTGTGGTTATTACTTGTCAGTACCTTGTTCGTGGTACAGACGGCGTAATGTTCCCAGCATCTGCGTAAATTTGACGGGGGCTTCGGCCCCCAGTAAGGAGTCACCATGTCTGGTGGATGGACCGTTGTAGATAGCGTCAGCAACAAATCAATTCCCATTCAGGGAACCAACGTATCCGGCGCTGCTGCACCGTATACATCTCCTTCTCCGGGTAACCAAGACGCAGTTGGTAAAATGCGCGTCTCAACGCCACAAGCGTTGATTGATACCGACTTTGAATACGGCACCCAACCAACTAAATGGGAGTCTGTTGCTCTTCAGGCAAATCGTCAAAGTGTTTACTACATTCCCCAATCGCCGTTTCCTGTAACTTCGTTAGTAGGTTCTGGAAATGCTGATGGTCGAATGACGCTTACAATTTCAATTGTTTCGGTTACCAACCCAATGGCGGTTGATGACCCAATTTTTGTTCAAAATTCAAACAGCAACGGTTCCAATGGGTGGGGTTATATTGTTTCCGTTGGCGGGAGTTCTGGGTCTTGGACGGCTGTAATACAGGCTGGCGGTGGCATTAGTCCGGGTAATGCGGTAAGTACGTTTAACACTATTCCCAATTCAAACCAATACAACTCTGCGCTTACCTCAATATATAAAGGGTACTATTTTTCTGGCTGTGGAATTAAACTGACTGGTACATCTGCGTTTACAAACGCATCTAATATTATTAGTGTAACCACAACCGCTGAACATGGGTTAAATTCTGGTTCGTTGATTTATGTTAAGGGATTAACGGCTAGTACAAACCCGCCAAACGGTGCGTGGCAAGTCTATGATGTGCAAACTCCTACGACGTTTAGGTTTTACGTTCCATCCACGCAAGTTCCAACCGGCACAATTGCTAACACTGCTGGGCAGACAAACCTTTTTGCTAGACCGGCTGGTTATGTTGAGCCTCGCACGTTTGATGGTGGTGTGGCTTTTACTGCTGGTGGTGGCGTACCAAATCAACAATTGATTCGTCAGACTCGTCGGTATTTTCGATATCAATCTGGCAAAAGCATTCAGTTTTCTACAGGTACTTCATTAAAACCTGCGTTATTTGTAACGTCGATGACTGCTTCTGGTACGACAATTACGGTAACAACTAGATTTCAGCACAATCTATCTGCGACATCTCGGATTCAGGTTGCCGGGGCTGACCAAGGTCAGTACAACGGTGTTTATACCGTTGCATCTGTTACGTCTCCTACGGTGTTTACATACACTGTTGTTTCTGCTCCAGTTGTTACTACAGCGACTGGAAACTATAGAGTTTCTCCGTTTTCTTGGTATGGAGCCTCAAATAGGGTCGGACTATATGACAGTCAGAACGGTTTCTTTTTTGAGTTTGACGGGCAAACGCTATACGCGGTACTTCGTAACAGCATCAACCAAATCAACGGTACTGTTGAAGTAACAAACGGAAGTGCTTCTGTAACTGGGACAGGGACCCAGTTTTCTAATCAGCTTGCTCCAAACGACAACATTGTTATCCGAGGTCAAACATACCGCGTTGTATTCATTGCATCTGATACTTCGTTGACAATTTCTCCAGAATATCGGGGATCTACAATTGCTAATCCCGCCAGTTGTATTGTTTCAAAAATTGTTGAAACTCGCATTCCGCAGTCTGTTTGGTCTGATCCGTTAAACGGAAGCGGTGCATCAGGGTATAACCTTGATCTGACCCGGATGCAGATGTGGTTTATTGATTACTCTTGGTATGGCGCTGGGGTTATTCGATTTGGCATTCGTACCACTAACGGTGTGATTAACTATGTTACCCAAATTGTAAACAATAACCGTCAGTTTGAAGCGTACATGCGTTCTGGAAACATGTGCGCTCGGTATGAGTCTAGTTCTGATGGTCCGTTTACGACGTTAACAGCTAACCTACTGTCTGTAAATGTAACGTCAATGTCTGTTTTGAGTTCAATTTTATTTCCCACAACGGGCACGGTAAAGATTCAAAACGCAAGTGCTGTTGAATATGTTTCTTACACCGGAAACACTAACAACGTATTGACTGGATTGACCAGAGGTGTGGCTGGTGGTGCAGCAGCGACTACATTTAATTTAACCGCAGGTGCTCCAACGGCTGTTGAGCTTGTGACGCCTGATACGACTCCTTCTTTGTCGCACTGGGGTTCGTCGGTCATCATGGATGGGCAGTTCAACGACGACAAGTCGCTGATCTTTAACTACGGTTCTCCAATTCAGATGACGACTACAACGTCGATCTCGCAAGTTACGCCAATTCTTGCAATTAGGATTGCGCCATCTGTGTCAAACGGTCAGATTGGACTTCTTGGGGCACAAGAAATCATCAACCGTATGCAGCTTCAATTGTTTGAACTGGGCATTTACGCAAATGGTCCGTTGTTGGTAAACCTTGTATTGAACGGTTATCCATCTGCGGCATTCAGCATTGCAAACTGGGTTTCTCCAACTACTCAGGGTTCTGGCGCATACACTTCATCTTTGGCACAAGTAGCATCTAATACTACTAACACAGTAACATTGTTTGGTGGCGAATCGGTTGCTGCTGCGTTTACAAACTCTAACGGTCAAACCACTTTGGATTTGACTCAAGTGCGTGACTTGGGTAACTCTATCCTTGGTGGTGGTACTGTTGCTACTGTTCCAACGTCATACGCGCAAACGTACCCGGATGGTCCAGATATTTTGTATGTGTGCGTGACGCCACTGACCTCGACTGCGATCACATTGTCTGCTCGGTTGTCTTGGAAAGAAGCACAGGCATAATCATGGCTACGACTCCAGCTTGGCAACGTAAAGAAGGCAAAAACCCTAACGGTGGTTTAAACGCCAAAGGCAGGGCTTCTGCCAAAAAGGAAGGGATGAATTTGAAGCCACCGCAGCCGGAAGGTGGATCGCGTAAGAAATCATTTTGTGCAAGAATGAGCGGTATGAAAGCCAAACTCACTTCATCCAAAACGGCTAACGACCCAGATTCGCGAATTAACAAATCTTTGCGTAAGTGGAAGTGTTAAATGGGACGCTTAAATAGGCCAGCAAAACCGGGGTATGAGTACAGATCCCCAAGCCAAACAAACGCTGAAGATTACACTCCTCATCCTTTGGAACACGGGATTCCAAGTCAACGAGCAGATCTTGGCCGTCTTGGTCGAGCCATAAATAGTAACGAAACTCCTGCTCAAGCAGTAGCTAGGCGCAATTCAGCGTTAGGAAATGTTTCACAACGAGATATGGGCATACGCGCAGGATCTCGAACAGGGGTTCGAGGTGGCGCGGCAGCATTGGCATTTGACGCTGGCAAACGCATGGGCGAATCTTTAGATGAGGCGCATCCTGAGATTGGGGATCGTTATATCAATCCAGTGATTGACAAAGTTATTGAGAAGTCGCGTAACAAAGTTGAGCTTTCTAAAGATGCTAAACGTCGCGTTAAGGAAGAAAGTGACGAGTTAGATAGAATCCATAAGTCTGTTGATACTCGCGGTGATTTTGATTACGAGCCTACTGCTCGAGCAATGGGGATGAAAAAAGGCGGTAAAGTCACTGCTTCATCTCGCGCTGATGGATGTGCCCAACGCGGTAAAACCAGAGGTAGGTATTTGTGATGGAAGGGCAGATCTGGAACATTATTTTGACGATTGCGATTAGCGCAGTTGGGTTTATTGTGAAGAATTCGTTTGACGAGATAAAACGCATTCAAATTCTTCTTAACAGAACCCGCGAAGAGCTTCCTAAAGAGTATGTGACTAGGGCGCAGTTAGATTCGGATATCAACCGTATTTTTGATCGACTAGACAGGCTTGAAGGAAAGCTTGATAAGTTGATGGACAAACATGCCTAGTCACTCAAAGAAGCAGCATAATTTTATGGAGGCTGTAGCCCACAGCCCTGCCTTTGCTAAAAAGGTTGGCGTTCCTCAGTCCGTGGGCAAGGACTTTTCTGCGGCTGATAAAGGTCGTAACTTTGTTAAAGGTGGTGAGATGGAATCGAAAGGAATGGTTGGTAAAGAAGTGGCTTTCATGAAAAAGAAAGGCGCTCCTGCGTCCATGGTGAAGCATGAAAAAGCTGAAATGATGGGCATGAAAAAAGGTGGTATGGTCAAACAATCATCTGGCTCGGCATCTAAACGGGCTGATGGAGTTGCTTCTAAAGGCAAAACCAAAGGTACGTTTGTTAAGATGGCTGGCGGCGGGAAGTGCTGAGATGATGTCAAGCCGTGGGATGGGTGATATTAATCCATCCAAAATGCCCAAGGCAAAAGTCAAAAAACGTCGGGATGATACCGACTTTGAGGCTTTTGCTAAGGGCGGGAGTGTAAACGAAGCTGGTAATTATACAAAACCCAGTCTTCGTAAGCGGATTGTGTCTCAAGTAAAGGCTGCGGCGACTCAAGGTACGGGTGCAGGACAGTGGTCTGCTCGTAAAGCACAGCTTGTTGCCAAGAAATACAAAGCGGCTGGTGGAGGTTATCGTGATTAAAGGTCATTCTGAAGATTGTGCTCTAAATGAAGATGGGCCATGCACTTGTGGCACATATGAAGAGTTAGAGGATTTGGCCCGTGAAGAAGCGGGAGAAGACGGCAAAGACTTTGAATGAAAGATCCCCAGCAGTCTCTTAAAGATTGGGGCGACCAGAAATGGCGTACCAAATCTGGAAAACCGTCAAGCAAGACGGGTGAAAGGTACTTGCCTAGTGCGGCGATTGATAGTCTTAGCTCCGCAGAATATGCGGCAACAACCAAAGCTAAGAGAGAAGGCAAAAAAGCTGGTAAGCAGTTTGTAGCGCAGCCCAAAACGATTGCAAAGAAAACAGCAAAATTTAGATAATGGCTTACACCTCTGGATCATCATCGTTCAACCTTGACCTTAATGACATCATTGAGGAAGCGTATGAACGTGCTGGTCTAGAGGTTCGCACTGGATACGATTTTCGTACTGCTCGGCGGTCTTTAAATTTGATGACTATTGAATGGGCCAACAGGGGAATCAACCTGTGGACCATTGAGGAAGGTCAAATTGTTCTTCAAGCTGGTCAGCCAGTTTATCCGATTCCTGTTGATACCATTGATCTTTTGGATCATGTAATTCGGCAGAACAACTCGGTTGCCAATACACAGTCAGATATCAACATTACGCGGATCTCTGAGTCAACGTATGCAACGATTCCAAATAAGTTAACCACAGGCAGGCCCATTCAGGTCTGGGTTAATCGCCAGTCTGGTCAGACTAATGCCACATCAGTAACGTTGAACGGTACTATTACAAGTACCGACACAACAATTACGTTGAGTGACGCATCAGGGTTAACAACAACTGGGTTTATCAAAATTGATTCCGAAACTATTGGTTGGACCAATATTTCTGGAAATCAGTTGCTAAACTGCACCAGAGGTCAGGCGGGGACTACAGCGGTATCCCACACATCTGGCACAGCAGTTTACGTTCAAAACCTTCCATGTATAAACGTATGGCCTGCTCCTAACGCAGGAGGTAACTATACGTTTGTGTACTGGAGGCTTAGAAGACTACAGGACGCTGGTAACGGTGTTAACGTTGAAGATATTCCTTTTAGGTTGATACCCTGTTTGGTTGCGGGACTGGCATTCTATATTGCTATGAAGAAACCTGATGTTTCTCCTGACAGGGTAACAATGTTAAAGAGTGACTATGAGGAGCAGTGGTTGTTAGCTTCTCAGGAAGATCGTGACAAGGCCGCGATTCGGCTAGCTCCAAGGCAAATGTTTTACTAGCCATGTCAAGTAAGTTTGCATCAGGTAAATGGGCGATTGCCCAGTGCGATAGATGTTCGTTCAGGTACAAACTCAAGGAACTCAAACGGTTAGTCATAAAGACTAAAAATGTTAACATTTTGGTGTGTCCAACGTGTTGGGAGCCGGATCAGCCGCAGTTGCAGTTAGGGATGTATCCTGTAAATGATCCTCAAGCACTGAGAAACCCAAGACCAGATGTTAGTTATTTGCTGTCGGGTAACAGTGGGTTGCAGATAGGCCAGACAAATGCCACGGACATTAACAATGTTGGCACTCCCATGATGGGGAGCCGGGACATTCAATGGGGGTGGAATCCTGTTGGTGGATCAAGAAGTTTTGACGCAGAGTTGACGCCAAACAACTTGGTTTTGCAGGTGCAATTGGGTACAGTTACGGTTGTGACTACATAGGAAATATCATGGACAAAAAAGAAGTTAAGGGCATTGCTGATGTCGAAGCTGCGAAGGCAGTGAAGGGGCATGAGAAAAAAATGCATGGGATGAAGAAAGGTGGACCGACTAGTTTGGATCGTAAGAAGTACGGTCGGAACATGTCCCGCGCAATGAACCAGAGGTAATCATGGCTAACTTCAGTATGAAACGCCAAGGCAAAGAAGTGGGATCTGCAAAGGTCTACGCCAAGCCGCACGACATGTCAGGTAACACTGTTAGCGCGAAAAACGCTGGTCAGTACATGACTGACCCAAATGTTATGAAAGCTAACGAAATGACTCCGGGTGGGATGCCAGTTCCTCGGGTATCCATGGGTGATCCTGCGCGGGAAACTGTAAAAACCACGGGCATTAAAATGCGTGGTACTGGTTGTGCCACCAAAGGTGTGATGTCTCGGGGGCCGATGGCGTGAACTACGCTGCTTTGTCAACTGCAATTCAGGACTATACGGAGAATTACGAAGCTTCGTTTGTTTCTACTATTCCTACGTTTGTTAAACAGGCAGAGCAGCGGATCTACAATACGATTCAGTTTCCTTCGTTGCGTCAAAATGTGACTGGTGTTACCGCGACTGGAAATAAGTATTTGGCCTGTCCAACAGATTTTTTGTCTGTGTATTCAATGGCCGTTTACACAACAGGTGGTGAATATTCGTATTTGTTAAATAAAGATGTTAACTTTATTAGAGAAGCGTATCCACAGCCAACGGATACAGGGACCCCAAAGTACTACGCTTTGTTTGGTCCGCAGTCTACTAACGAAGCTGAATTGACGTTTATTCTTGGCCCGACGCCAAACGCGATATATAACGTAGAGTTGCATTATTTTTATTATCCAGCATCGATTGTCACAGCAAGTACGACTTGGTTGGGTGATAACTTTGATACGGTCCTTTTGTATGGGTCATTGGTTGAGGCTTACACCTACATGAAGGGTGAGCAGGACATGATGGCGTTGTACGATACAAAGTACAAAGAGGCTCTAACTCTTGCCAAACGGTTGGGTGATGGTCTTGAGCGTCAGGATGCATATAGGTCTGGTCAATATCGTCAAGCGGTGACCTGATGGCTTTTACCGGTAACTGGTCAACTAACACTTTTAAGATTGGACTCCCTAGCGGGACGTTCAACTTTAATACGGGTACAACGCAAGTTTTTAAGATTGCTTTGTACACCAACTCTGCAACGTTAGATGCGACCACGACCGGATATACTTCAACAGGTGAGGTTTCTGCATCTGGGTATACCGCTGGGGGGCAGATCCTTGTTGTTAGCCAAGTGCCTACTGTGGGTAATTCAGGTACGGTTGCATACTGGTCCTTTAACAATGTTAGCTGGACAGCAGCGGTTACTGCGCGAGGAGCGTTGATCTATAAGTTTGACGGTTCCGCCAATCCGGCAATCTGTGTACTAGATTTTGGT